TTCGAAGGGCATAGTGAATTGGTAGTAGTTATTAATATACGTATTAATATCACTATCTGATAACTGATCTGTTGAAGGCGTTCCACTTACATTTCTTACTTTTTGACGAATGTCTGCTAATGTCCATCCCATATTAATCCTCTTATGATGCTTTTCTTATTGGCTTTAACGAGAAGTTATATTTGTAACCACTAATGAATCGTTCTGGATGTCCATCCATTCCTTTTCTATATGCAGAAATAGGAATCTTGCGATCTTCCAAATGTTCAATTACTTCAACTGGTAAATCGTATTCTTGCCCGTCGAACAATTTGTATTGGGTTAAAGGTATTGTTTTTGATGAATAATGAAATTCCAAGGGAATACCAGGATCGCGATCGTTTCTAAAAACAATTCTTTCAATTTTAGGTATCTCTTTTACTATGGGAAGAGCTTCCTCTTTAGCTTTTGGGAAGCCTTCTGGATTTTCTTCTAAAATATTCTTTTGAATAATCTCTGAAGTTGCGTCGTTTAGCTTTTTAGGTCTTGCCATATTTATCCTATATATAAATTATTTTACACTTTTGTTCAAAAAAAAGGGAGCCAAATGACTCCCTTATTAATATCTATTAGTACTTACGCACTTGTTACATCAGTATCTAATACTGCAACATAACGAATGACATCAGCAGAAGAACCGGCAACAGATGTTCCCAAGGTTATTCCGATTTGTCCTACGTTTGCTTGAGCAGTAGTTAGAATGGTATTTCCATACAAAGTAGTAGCTGGAATACCAGTGATAATGTTAGCTTCTCCACCGCTTGAATAGGTAGTAAAGCCAGTAGTATCAATATTGACGGTAAAGCTAGTAGTAGAAGTAGATGATACAACAGTGCCACGAAGGCCATTGATTTGTATCATTCCTACAACTGCACTAAACGTTACAACGGTCACGCCATAATCAGCGCTTGTAAAGGCATGAGTTGCCGTTACAACAGCTTGCGCTGCTTTAGAAATACCCGTAATAGTTAAACGAGTAGGAGTCCAAAGAGCTGAATCAGCTGTCTGATAAGGAGTAAATCCGTTAGTTGTTAAGTACGAAATTACAGGAGCAGAAGAAGATACTGTAGTTTGATATGCAGAGGCATTTGCCATGCTGTTATACCATTCAGAGTATACAATTCCAGTTCCTGGGACTAAGGTTGTGTGATTAACCAATCGTATTTGAGAAGGAACAAATCCTAAATTTAGATTTATTGCACTTCCAGTTCCTGTTACGGTTCCTGTTCTTATAATAGCCATAATCTGTATCCCCCTATTAAGAATGAGTTGCTGTTAATTGAGTGATCCAGTTATCGTTTAATATTCTAGTTGCAAAAGGATACTTATATCCGACAGTTCCTCTTTGATTTAGAGGGTCAGCAGTACCTGAGGCACCTAGAGGTTTAACGATAAATTCGGCTTCTTTGGCCCCAAGACGAACTACGCCATAAGATTCGGAACCCAAAACGAAGTTCGAATATACTGGAGCTGCAGCAGCTGTAAAATAACCATTAGTGTTGAGCAACCATCTAATATTTCTGGTTGATCCCCACTCAGCTTCCAAAGCATTCATTGGGTTAGGATAGTTTGCAGCTGATATAAAGCTAGATACAGCTTCTAGATCATCTTGCAAATTAACGCTCATAAATCCCCAATAAGAAGCACGTACAGGAGCTGTACCAAATTTGTTCTCTCCTGGGAGAGGATTGGTCATCAAACGTGCATTACCTTGTCTTAAGGCAATAACAGCTGTTTGAATATCAGCATCTGTAAGTTCTGTAGGAGTGTTTCCATTTGATCCATGACTACAAAGAATCGTGGAAGCAGTAGAAACCATCATGTCTCTAATCAAAGTATCAATTGTCAAGCCAAGTTGTAATGAAAGCACTTTTGTGGATTCATTAAGAACCATTCTGTTACTTATTAGACCTAACTTAGTAGTTAGTTAGTTGGAATAGGCGGGGAAACCTCTTCGGATCTCCCTCACGACCTTTATTCATTCGTCGTGGTCAGACTATCGCATCCCTTTCGGGTTTTCTCACTTAGTCGTTTAGGCCGCTTGCGCTTGCCCCATGTCACCATGTCTGGCTTCCATGTCAATCAGAGAAAATTTATTGACCGCATTCATTTTACGGTCTTGTACAACAAATTGTATTTGGTCCGTTATAGTTACGAAACTCATTCTGTTACAACGACTTACGTCGCGGGATTCCCTCTTCGGAGATTCCTCTCATAGTTTCCTATGAGTTCAGACTATCACTTCATTCTCTCGAATGCATTGAGATTTAGTCGTTGCGGCTGCTCCTACTGCATTAAGCTTGCGCATCTTTTGATATGCCTGCTCTCTGCGTAATAGTTCTTCTGGTTCGATTCCAATTTTTCTGTTAAATGGGCTTTTCCAATTTTCTAAAAAATCAATCAAAATGATTGCTTGTTCTTTTTTTGCTATTAAAAAAGGCATCATTTCTTTTAAAGCGGAAATTATTAATTTAGCTTTTCTTAATTCCCATCTATACATAATTTGATTTGTTGGTCGATCCTTTCGAACGCCTTCACACATTAATTTACCACCTGGAAATATATTATTTATTAATTCCAAGGGTTTTTTAGATACCATTCCGATTCTGATACATCCAGAATAAATTGGACTTACTCTTTTAAATCCTTTTAGGACATGTGGTAAATCGCATTTTTTAATACAAAAACTTCCTTCTGTATCATATAAACCGGAAACATAAGATATTTGCATAGTTCTAGGATCTACTTCCCATGTTCTGTTGGGAATATTTCCTTTCGTAATACAAATACTTCCGTCTCCATCAATTGCTCCTGCGCAATATGGAATAATTATCTCTCGTGGAAGCGCTTGCCTCTGGTTATCTTGCATAAAAATTTCTCCTTTTAATGCAGTTGTTACAAAACATCCGCATAATAATATCATAAGGAGGGTTTTTATGTTTAGACTTTCCATGTAATTACTCAATGTTTTCCAACGGCGTTTATGCGGCCAAAGCCACATGTGGTTCTAGTTTACCGTACCAGCTAATAGCTGCTTTGAAATCGGTTACACTTAAAGTATCCCCTGGAGGTGTTTGACCATCGTTTAAAGGGGTTGTAGCGGCAGTTAAAGTGCCGTATCTTCTAAATACCATTTGATCACCACTATTAAGTGGTATTTGTCTCTTTTGAGCAAACAAGTCATAAATAAAATATGGTCTTGCTAATGCTAATAAAAGACGATCAAAATAGGTTCTTACTTCTGGCGGTAGTTGAGTTAAAGTTGTGATTGCCATATTAAATCTCTATTATTATAAAATGTTAAATCCCTTCGAGGTTTTTAGAGGCAAACTTCATAAATTCATTATCCGACATGGTCGCGAAGTAGTCTGCCTGACTTAGGGCACTTTGCCCGCCTGCGGAAGATAAACTTCCTGGTTTTCTGGCATTTTCTACTATTTTCTGCGCTACCTTGTTTGGTTCTACAGCCACTGGCTGTTGAATTTGTGGTTGTTGTTGTGCCATCTGATGCATCTTCCCGAGCTCATAAGCTTGTAATGCCTTATTTTTAGCTCCAAGGATGCCCTCTGCGAGATGGGGTTTTTGTTTCAATAAAGGTGATGTATATTTTTCCATCACCTCAGCATAATCGGTGAATTTTTGAGCAACTTGCAGTTCTTCAATTCGAGCCTGATAATCAGCTTCTCGTTTTGACCACGCTGCTTCTATATCTTGAACATTCGGGATATCATCCCCTTTTAAGTGCTCAAATAGTCTGTCTTGTTTGGGCGCTTCTTGTTTATGTTGTTGTTGAGCAATGGTTGCCATATTGGCTCGCATCAGCTCGATATTTGCTCGTAAATCTTCCCGTTCTGCTTTTACGTGGTCAATTTCTTCACGAAGTGCTTTGAAGTTCAGTTCTTGTTTACTTGGTTCGCGCGAAACCTGTTCTTGAGCCACAATCTCTTCATTTTTACCTTGGGTTTCAGCCAAAGGATCTTGAGGTTCTTCTTTTGCAGGTTCTAATAATTCCTTGTGTACAAATACGTCTTCAGTTTGCGTTGCTTCTTGATAGCTATTTTGACCAACTATCTGCTGACCCCCGGCGGCAGAGCCTAAATCTTCGCCCGATAAATTCTTCATATCTATTTCTTCTGACATTATTCCTCTTGCTTGGCGGCAGCTTGTCTACGCCCATTTAGGAAACAATTGCATTCATATCTTTACCTTGTTTAGCTACCCTATCAGACGCATCGGATGCTTTATTTGATAGTAAGCTTGGATCCAAGGGTATATCTGGTGGAGATGACAGTTCTGGAACAAATTCAAATGCTCCAATCTTGTTATCTACGTACCAAACGAGTAGCCCCATGAGCTTGGCAGGTCTTCCGAAATAAGCTTTCATTGTTTGTCTATAGATACCAGTGCCATACTTTGCAGAGGCGACTTTATCTTGCTTTGCAGCGTAAACAATGTAGAAAGGTCTCATTTCCTTTTTCATCTTGTTGGCAAATTCTTCCGCCATATTCCAGACGTCTAATCCCCAACGCTCTCTTGACTCTCCCATCTCTTGCGGCATAAATTATCCTTACTCAGCCCAATGATATTGTTTCATTTGGCCCATGATCTTGCCAGAATCGGATTTGCATCCTGATTCGCCAGCTTGACCGTAAGCGATATCCATGGCTTCCTTTTTGAATTCATGGCATCCTAGGGACTTGTCCAATTTGCCTTGTTTAGGCATGGATGGTTCATCCGTTTCATTCTTGTACATATGTTCCTCTTATTTTCCCTTTCTTAGTTTGCCTAGCGTTTCGGCTAAGCGAGCCCGTTTACCTAAAGTTCCGCCTTTTTTAGCTGCGGACTGTAGTTTTTTAGCGGGTATTTTCCCAGTCGTCTTAGATACGCCAAGGGTTTTGCGTAAGGCACCTGGGTGTTTAATTGCTGATTGAATCCATTTTTTAGCCATTTATTTGCCTTTATATCCTTTAGAATGATCTTCCATAGCTTCTTCCATTTCATCTGCGCTCATTGAATGCTGAATGTCGTATCCATAAGGCGGCTCTTGAATAGAAACCATTTTGTCTAACTTTCTGCTATATGAATCTTCATGTAATTTTTCCATAATTGTTCTTCCTTGTAGTTCTATATGCTTATCTATAGTTTAACCTATGTATAAAATAATTTATATACATATGTACTAATTATTTAACAATACAACAATTAACAAAGTGTTTATAGTATTTGCCAAAAGGAGACTCTTATGGATAAAACGAGAAGATTATTTTTAAAATATTCTTTATTTCTTTGTTTTTTAGGAACATTGAGTTGTACGACAATTGAAGGGAGATATCAAAGAATTGACAATCTATCCGTAGAAGAGATTAAGAAATTCAAACTTAAGCAAGGATTTTGTGTTCAGATACTTCCGAATGATAAACCTACAATGGAAATCAGTTTTTACCTAACAGATAGGCAAAAGCTATATAAATGGACACAACAAAGAGTCAGAGAAGAGGTCGTTAGATATGTAGAGAGCTATCTATGTAGAGAGAATGATAAAGGCATTTACGCCCCTTTAAACACGAATCCTACCTCTAAATATGACAATATTCATATGCTTTTTATCTTTTTTGAGAATGAAATCGAATACATAGGCGAGATTGGATTTATCTGTATACTTAAAGATGGCTTTATTGAATACTACTACGATCAATTAGCAAAAGGATGCCATTTGTACAATATTGGATGTACTGTGCATAATCCCGAACTATTTTTTGAAAAATATAAAACATATTGGCAAAGAAATCCTATTTATAAGTTATCTCAAGACAATCTGGTTATAATAAAAGAATCATATGAAAATGCAGTAAAACTAACAAAGGAATCAAAATGAGCGTACCAGAATCAGGAAGATTAACAAAACATTATAGCCTTGAAACTTTAAGAGAAGCTAGCCAAAGATGCTTTGTTTGTAAAAAATTAGCTCCTAATATCCAATTTGATATATTAGACAACAAAAAAATCTACATTTGTGCAAGAAAGTGTTTTCTAAAGTTTCAGGTGTATAAAAGCGCCAGACTTGAAAACATAAAAAAAAACTATCAACTCGTGTTACTACAAAGGACAAGCAGTGGAATATCGACATTAGCAAGCAAGATTCTGAAAGTTGCGTAGTATTAACTATTTTAATTAATGTTATAAAATTGATAAAAACCTATTTAGTTATTTTCGTGAATTGGTTATCTTATTTGATAAACCTATTAAAAGGAAACAAACAATGACCATATCAGAAATTGGAAAATTCACAACTTTTTCTATTCCCATAAGGCCTATAACGCCTGAGTTGCCATCTTTACATTCCCTACCAAAATCAGAGGATGATATTGTTTATCCTAAAGAAACATCTCCTAGCATGACAGATTCTTGGATGACTGCTTGCTCTAATGCTAAAGAGGAAAGACTTGAAACGATTGACAAAATCATCCATGCTATAAACGAAATGAAACGCGTACAATATGAAATGTCCATAGTATTGGTGAAAGCCATGAAAGACTATTTAGAAATGAATCAACATATTAGGAAGGATTAATATGTCTATAGACTCAATTAGAAGTGATTCTCCTCCTCCACCACCTCCACCTCCCCCTAATTCTCCTGAAATACCAGAAAAAAGAGGTAATTCTACCACTTACTTTCTATTGTTTATGTTGTTCGAGTTAACAGCTATTAACATGAAACTTTGGAATGTAACTAAAGAAGATGAACAAAACAATCCAGCTATTGCAGTTATTGCAACACTTGGACTTGTATTTCTTGCAGTTGGATGTAATAGGGATTAAGCAGTCTTCTCTTTAACCACTTCATCTTTTTTACCTTCAATCTCTTTAAGAGTCTTGATGGTCTCAAGAGTATTAGTCAAATCCATTGTTTCTAGCTCTTTTAGAGCCTTAATGAAGTTAAGCAATGCTCCTGTCTTCTCTTCTTCAGAACGCTGTATGCGCTCTTTAGCAACAGCTGCATCCATAGACACCTTATTAATACGCTCAGCAGCCAATGCTTGATCAGATTGCGCTTTAGCTTCCAAAGAGTCTGTAACGACTTTTTGTTGCTGCATAGCCATCTGTGTCTGCATTTGTTCTGTTTGCTGTTGTGCTTGTTGTTGAGCAGCGAAGTAATCTTCAAGCTCTTTCTTATTCTCAAGACTAGAGTTTTTAATGATAAGACTATCTGGAATCTGAACGCCAGTTGCTTTAAGAGCGGTGAGTTGTAAGAATTGAGCTTGTCGTTGCGTATCTGTTAATACACCTTCTTCTACTACAACATCATATTTAGCAAAGGATTTACTATAGAATTCAGGCGTTACTTGCTGTTTTGTGATCATTGCGATCTTTTCAGGAGTATAATTTGCTTGAATGAGTTTTAGAGTTTTTTGACCCAAAATCTTTTGAGATTCTCTAAGACCATCGAATAGATCTTGTAAATTGACAAGTCCTGCTGCTTGTCGCATTTTTGATAAAATTCCAGCAGTTTCAATCTTATCATTTTCAGCCATTCCAAATAATTCAGAATTGACACCAGCAATCTCCATTATATCTTTTTCAAATTCAGCTTCTAATTGGAACATAGATGGTGGAATATTGGGAGCTTCTATTCTTTGAACATCGGTCATTTGAGCTTCAGGTTTTAAGAAGATAACCTGACCATTACCAGACTTGAATAATGATGCATTATTCGTTACTGCGCCAGTTTTTGCTATCCATCCAGAGTTAAGCTGCGCATCAATGATATCAACCATCTTAGATCTGCGTTTATTAAGCTCTGTTTGAGGGTCTCTAACAATGCGAACTAAAGACTGTATTTTCCAGTTAAATAGATCATAAGAAGGCTCGAAAATAGCAAGAAAAGGTACAAAAGGATATTCATTAAGTCCCCATGGGTCTTTTCCATAATATAATAACTCTCCTTCTACAATAATACCAAGATCTACGGTCTTGACAGGCTTTTTTATCACTTCCACTTGCGGGAACATCTCACGGTATAGTCGTAGGCGTTTTTTGTCTCCATCCCATTCTTTTGTCTCGCCAGATTCCATATCGACAAGAACTTCTTTATTTACGTAAGATGTTCTCCAATATTCTGTATAGTTCATGAGCTTTTGCATGCCCCACTGTCTTGCAAAAGGCATATAGGTAAATTTGTCATCGCGGCTACCCCAAGGAAGAGATTCGATAACATCTTGCTTATCTGGAAGTAATGAGGTGATTTCTGATCTAGATAAGAATTTACGTCTTGCAACGAATCCACAATCGCTTAAGTCTTTCTTTGTGAAAAAAGGATCTAATATAACACTATTCCATTCGTCTAAATTGAATTTTATGTCTCCAGACACAGGATCATCACGATAATCCATCCACGGGCTTATAAAGCTCATTCCTGTCGTTAATGCGCCTTTGAAGGCATCAGAGATGGTTTGATAGCCATTTGAGTACTGCATTACATGTTGTATAGTATCTGTAAAGAGTTTAGCAGTCTGTTCTGAGGCATCTTCAACAGGAGCGACAGTAGTTGATAATCTATTCTTACGTTGATAGCCTTGAACTAAGTTTACAAGTCGACGAATCTTATTATAAGTGAAGCTAGAACGCCTTTGATTGTTTAAGTAAGCTAATTCTTCAAGTGACCACTGATTCCCTAGATAATAACTAATGTCTTTATAGGCTTCTGCGTAATATGTATTCCATAATTGATAAGCTCTTTCATAGCTTTCGCCAAAGTCTTTTACCACATCTTGGTGTTTTTCAAGTCTTGGATCGGATTTTACTTTATTTTTAAAAGTCGATAAGAAATCATTAGCGTCTGATGAATTACGGGAATAATCTGACATGGGTGAAGACATGCAATACCTATGATTTGTCAAATTATAAGTATATATATAAATTATTTTACTTTCTAGTAATTCAATTAGCCTGTATTCTATTACACATTAAATGGACAGGAACGGAGAGGATAGGAGGGGAGAGGAAGGGATCGGAATGGATCGGAAAGGAACGGTTTTATTTTTAATTATTAATCAACCAAAAGGAGAATTTTATGTTAGTTAAAGCACATATACAGATTATCGGAACAAGACCTTATTTATTCAACTGCTTAGGAATAGGATTTCTAAGCTCTGATAGAAAGAAAATGAGCGGCCAAATTGGCAACAATCCCGATGAATGGCAAAATACATTCTACATGAATGAACAACGCGTACCTTATATACCCTCTTCTTACGTACTAGCCTGCTTACGAGAAGGATCTACTTATTCAAAATCTGGCAGAGGAAGCTTGCAAAAGAAACTAACAGCTACTCTTTTTGTTGAAGAAGAGACAATTTTATTCAAGAACATCAAAATCCCAAAAGAAGAAGATATTCCTCAAAATGACGTATCCAAAAAAATCTACATAGACGTACGTTCTGTAAGAAATCCTGCCACCAAAGGTAGAAACTTACGATATCGCTTGTGTATAGCAGCTGGATGGGAATTTGATTTCACCATCATATGGGATGATACTATCATTTCTGAGACACAAATGCGTAATATTGTTAGAGATGGTGGCACTCTTGGTGGCATTAGCGATGGAAGAAGAATCGGCTTTGGAAGATTCGAAGTAAAAGAATTCAAGATATTAAAATAAAGGATGGGAATGGATTGGAGAGGATAGGATGGGAACGGAATGGAATGGACTGGAACGGCTTTATTTTGTTAAGAGGAGAAAATGATTGAAATTTAGAAAGTCCAAAAAGGATGATCAAGAAAACATAGAAAAAGCCTACAATATTCTAGTTGCGACTGTAGAAAATCATCCTGAAATCGAAACAACTTTATGGGCAGGAGCTTTAATGTCAGCATTTGTGCATATGCATTTGAATACTAAAATGCCTTATAAAATATTTTGTGATTCTTTAGATAATATTAAAAATGTATATAAAAATTGGTTTGATGAGGATGAAAAATTAGAAAATTAAATGGATCGGAAGGGATAGGATAGGAATGGACAGGATAGGACAGGAGTGGAAAAGACCGGAGAGGAGAGGATCGGCTTCACGGTGATCGTAGCTCAAAGGTAGAGCTCTGGAGCATATCCCAGTATCTAGGTTCGAGTCCTAGCGATCACCCTTTTACCCTTTGTAGCTACTAAAAATATGATGATTAATGATAAAATGAGCTATTCTTTCCAAAAAGATTAATATCATAAAAGAAGTTGTTACGATCAGCAACGTTTTTTTATCTTTATTAAAATCTTTTTTTCCAAAAATGTATATTAGTAAATAAACAACCAAAATTATTGTTGAAACAAAATAAAATATAAAATCAAAATCTAATAATTCTTTCATTGTCACCTATTAGCTATCACATTCTAATAATCGAACTTACTATATGACTAATCAAATATCCTACTCCAAATGCATATATTAGAATCATTAACTTTTTATTTTCTATGTAATATTTTATTAAAAGATAAATAAAAAATACTATAAAAACTGCAATGGAAATAAAACTATAATCTAAAAACTCTTTCATTACTGCCCCCTTGCGCTATCGCAAAAACTATCACTACTTGAATAACCTTCGCTTTGATATTGTGACTCTATTTGTCTTTCGACATCTCTTTCTATTTTAGCTGCTTTATGATACTCTTTATTACATTGATAACCTTCTTTAATTTGATTGATAGTTTCGCTTCCTGCTACAACCGTTGTTACTCCACCACATACTGCAGTAACAGGATCACAAGTTGCCGCTCCTTTTACGGTTTCTGCAGCAGCTAATACAGTTACTACTGTTCCTATTCCTGCTTTATTATAATGATCATTTCTTTCCTGTTTAAGCTCTTGAGATGACTTATATTCTGATTCTTTACAAACCAGCGACGTAGTACTTGCTATACACACCAATAAAAAATACTTCATTTCCAAACCTCTTGCGAGAATCAAAAATGAAGTATAACCATAAGGAGAGAAAAAGAACAATAATTATTTTTTAATGATCTCTTCGATCTGTTTTTTAATATCGATAATGTCTTTAACAATACCAGCGACATCATGAGCTATTGCTACTAAATTAGCCTCTAGATCTTCTACTTTTTGAGGCAACGCATTAATAGCATTAATCGTCACAGCGTCTTGTTTTTGAACCCATTTTAACATGTTTTACCTATTTTGTTACAGTTGGTGGAGTTGTTTGATTAAGAGAGCTATTAGCCGATTTAAGAGGTACATTAATAGCTGGATTAACATTAGCTGCTGCATCTTGGTCCTGGTCTACCGTTTCTTGAGATCCTGATTCCGTATGAGTATCAACAACAGATATTGTACAAGCTCCTAAAACGAAACAAGCACCAAATAAAACGGATGTAATGTATTTATTCATGATTTCTTAACCTTTTTTATGAGTTTCTTGTCATCTTTTGCTTCGCTCTTAGCTTCTTTGGAAAGTTTATTCCATGTTTTACTATCGCGCTTTAGATGTGATGTAACATCTTTTTTTATTTTTGTCTTCATATTTAATTTCCTGGATTTGGTCTTGGTATTCTTGGAGGGCTTCCGTATGGATTGTCGGGTCTTGGGTTTGGCTGTGGCCATCTGGGTATTGTTACTGTCATTTTTAGGCTCCTTTAATAGAACTTCTGGAATATCTATCATTATATGAACAAACTCGTCCATAGTTCTATCGATATAATATCTTGTATATAATGTTACCATATTTTTAATAAACTTTTTATACAAATCCATACATCCTGGACATAATAACTTATTATTTCCAAATATTTCTATAATTGAAAGTTTATCATCTTCCATGCCGCATCTAGAACATTTCATATAATTGACTCCATTATAATATTTTATTTCTATCTCAAAGGTGGTAATGGTAACGTTGGAGGATTTGGAAAAGGAGTTCCATGCGGATTATCTGGCTTTGGTGGTTTAGGTGTTGAGATTGTTTTGTTGTTCATATTTATTCCTCTTTAGGTTGTTTTGGTACTTGTTCTAATGCTTGCCCACATTTCCAACAAAATGGACTATCTAATACTTCAGAAAGAAACGTTCTTAAACAATGAGGACAAACGTAACGATAAATCAAAAATTAACCTTCCTTCGGCGGTTTTGGTAAAGGCATCCAGTGAGTAACTCCTATTGATAATTCAGAAAAAATAGGAGATCTTTCTTTAGTTTCGTTATTAGAAATATATGTATCATAAAATCTTTGAACATCTTGTGGGTGATAGCCATTTCCTGAATTATTGTAGGTAAGTACAAATTGGTTTTTTTCAGGTAATCTATCTTTAACACTAATCCAATCCACCACATTCACCAATCCTTGATCATCTTCCATCAGTCGTACCATTTAGGTATTTTTTCAAAAGCTTTCTTTATATCTTCATCATTTACATAGGCAAGTAAAATTTCAACTGCATATTCATAATCATCACTATCATCGAATCCTTTTAAATAATTCAAAAGTTCTTGTTTTGTCATTTAAAAACCGGCTGATACTTGTCTTTTAGTCTCTCAACCTCATCATCATCAGGACCATCTTTTGCGTCAACAAATCTTTTTACAGCAATAGCCATATATCTGGCGCTATCTGCCCCGTGAGAAAATCCGTCATGCAAAGGTCTTGATTTATAGACATTATGCTTCTGATCAAACTCTTTTCTATAATTCTCTAAACACTTAATGAGCTGTTTGGCTTTTACTTCATCTATTAAAATACGTGGGAAGATACCTCGCAAAGCTTCGATGCCGTCCTCAATAGAGATTTTGAGGGTTGGTAAAGTAATAAATTTGATCCCAAGACCTGACCCAACTTCTTTTGCGGAAAGTCCTGAACTAAAGGCATGTGAATCAATATCGTGTGGTGCATAGTGATCGGCGTAAAGATATGGTTTGTCAAAAAGGACTTTTGCATAATGAGGTAATCCCTCTCCGTTATTTTCATAATAATCGATGATATGGATCTCTGAGCCAATAACTTGATAGAATATAATTGCGCAAGAGTCTCCGTATCCAATGTCCCAAGCGGTATAAACCCGAGATTGCCTTTGCCATGCCACTTTACCAATTCTATCTTCGTCACGAGCCTGTTGCATATATCTAGCATAATAAGAGCCTTCCACTCCAAGGGTAAACGAACAATAAAATTCCTGCTGAACATAATCCTCTGACATGCCAGCATCTCTTTCTTTTTGGATATCCTCTGCTGTAATCACATTAGTGTCATCAACCGTTAACTTCTGACAATACCAATCTTGATTTGTAATAGCCATATCATATAGATCTTTAGCATGATTAGCACCCCTTGGAGTATTATGACTAATTAGACCGTTCGAGCAGAATGAATGAGTTTCTGGAATTACAAAGTCATAGACATTCCCTTGATCATACTCTATGGTTTTTACCTTATCATAGAAATAGTTCGAGTCAATTACAGACTGTAACCATAGATCAGATTTTTTCTTTAGAAGTTCGAGAGCTTTCATGTATGAGATGGACTTCTGTCTATTTAACCATCCCATGTTCATTCCTTTACTATATTCTCTCACCCATTTCGAATTGATCGGAATCTGATCGCTCTGACCATTAATAAATCTATTTCCTGAGCAAAAAAATCTTTCCTGCTTTCTTTTGAGCCTAAATCCTATTTCCTTAAAAAATATAGAAGAACCACTGCGACTGAGCTCGAGTCTAAAATATTTTGAACTAACTTTTACCTTTTTATTCGGGGGAGTTATGTGCCAACTTTTCGTGCTGATTATGCCAAAATTTAGCAGTATGATTTGCATTTGATTTATCAATGTTTCAGATGTTGAATCACAATGAACCAAACCCCTTTTAGTTGCACAACCATCGCCATCGAAGTATCCAGATATAAAAGAAGCTACTATTTCTTTCGAGCAGGACATAATCTTTTCAGGAAAATCTTTATTTTTAGCTCCTTTCTTTAACCCAATCCATTCAATAAATGAAACAAATTCTTTAGAACAAAATGTATGATGAAATTTATCATATGTTTTAAATCTTTTAGAATTTATAAATTCTATTATTTCTTTATCAACATTAGTAATAGTTATTGAACTATCATTCCAGGATCCTTCGGCTAAAATTAAACCCAAAAGATAAGATAAATCCTTATTCAAATTAAGAGAAATAGGAATGTTTTTTTTACCACGAGCTTCTAAACGTTTAGGTCTTATCCATTTTGAAATATCTATATCACATCCCCAGCAATTTTGCCCTCTTTGTATTGGAATATAATCGCCGACTTTCCATTTATCAGATCTTTTCCATCCATCTAAAGATAAAACAGGATGATTAGGAGTACACGAAATTTCATAACCTTTTTCAGTGGTAATTTTTAATAATTTTTTCATCCCACCATTATAAAATGAAATGGCTTTATTATAACCATTAATTCCAAATATATTTAAATCTATATTAGTAAATTGTTTTTTTGAATTAGTAACAATATTTTTAATTTGTCCAATTCCTTTTTCTGTAAATACTAATGTATCTTCTTTAACACAAAAGTTAAAGACAGCCCAGCCTTTGTTCTCTGTTAAGATAGGACGAATAAGCTGCCATGCTACTGGGTCTTGTAGGCTATATTCCGTGAAGATACAGCCGATAGGATTAGTTCCAACTATGCTATCGATGTTGTTAGAGCCTATTACCTGGATAAGAGAGCCATTAACAAGGCGCAGCTTCATCTCAGCTGAATTGAGCGATCCATGGATTAATTGCTTAGGAATATGATCTAGAAACTTAAAACCTGTCTTATCCATACCATCCCATAGGATCTTTCTTCCTTGTGAAAAGGTTGGAAAGAAATAATAATAGATGCCAACTTGCTGAATAGCTTTCATGATAAGGTAATTCCAACATGTCTTTTCCTTGCCAGCTCTACGATGCCAGACAAGAACAGCGCGCTTCTTGCCAGATTTCATAGCTTCGAAGAAATCATATTGATAAGGTCTTGCGTGGAATTCATGAGGAATAGGGAGATCTAATTCTTTTTTCTGCATAAAATATCATTTATCAAATAAATAATATATATACAAATTATTTTACTTCTTGAGAATTATAAGATCTGATAATCTATTACACATTAAATGGATGGGACGGGATTGGAAGGGAGTGGAATGGAATGGAAAGGACTGGAGAGGAGAGGAATGGAAAGGTGCGGAGAGGAAAGGATCGGCTTTATTTTAATTAAGGAGATTTAATGAAAAAATCAACAAAAGAATCTTCTATTGAAGATATTAAGGATATTCAGATCAAAGTAGCCATTAATTATTCTATAGAACTTTATAAAATAGACTGGGGCGAAGGAGAATGGCTAAAAGAATATGATTTCGTTTATTTTATCTATAAAGATATGGAATGTCACATTATGAGGAATAGATTTGGTACCTGGTGTGGATATGTTATGCTTTCTTTAGACCATCCATGGACAAAAATTAAAAATCCAACTTTTAATTTAGAATCTGGTGTTCATGGTGGCATTACCTATGCACGAGAAGATTTAGGTAGATATATAGTAGGTTTTGATTGCGCTCATGGTGGAGATTTAGTGCCTGCAACTCAATCTATTTTGAAAGATTCAAGAGAGAAATTAAAAAAATTCATGACAAAAGAAACGAGTGAAGTATTCTCTAAAGTCACTGAAGGCTTTGAAGAAAGTTTTTTTTCATTAAAAGATACTTACAAAAACATCTTCTATGCCATAGAACAATGCCAATTATTAGCAAATGAAGCTATAGAAGCTTCGCAACATCAATAAACAGCCTATTATTGTCATTATGGCCTATATCCATGACTTTCTTGATATAATCGATCTTGGTGTCTTTCAGATAGGATATATCGTCAATGATGATTAATCCATTCGGATGCATTCAACTGTTAGTTCTGTACCCACATCATCATACTTATATTGAAGATTACGAACTGTATTGCCCTCTAATCCCCTTTCATTGGCATAATCAAAGGCTACTTGAGCAAGTGTTATGATGTTTTCTTTGCTAAGCTCTGGCGTTAAGAATAGCATCTTGGATTGAGGATCGATCTTGAGAGTTGTCTTGACAGTTGCAATAGTTACTGAAGTTTTACCATATTTTGTCGCATGAATATGTTTTTCTTCATTCGAAGCATTATCACATTGATAAGCTAATTGCTCGAGAACTTCACCGACTTCATATAAACAATTATTAATTTTCTCTTCACTAGGAGTAAATCCATACCCCGAAGTCTTATCCATATCAAATAAAAGATCATGAGTCTTTTCTATTTTAGTTAACCATCTTGCGAGCATGTCGTAACTGATTTCCATTTGTTCCTCTTAAGTATTATTATAGCTGGCTACTTTCACCATCCATAATATTGCCATTATCGTCAAGAGGAAGTGGAATATTTAGATTTTTGAAGGGAGGAAGATTCTTATTTTGTTCATACCATCTATAATATTCAATGTCTGCACATTTGCAACATGAGCCTTCCATAAAGATTGAATCTGCTGGTTTGCCACAAGAGCATTTCATTTAGGAACCTCGTTAATCTTAACGTTAATAACAGTGTTCTCTAGTTCATCGGGTTGTTTGTCTTTCCAACCGCATTGATTTTTCATGTACCAGATAATAGCTCCAAGATTCTTTTCCTCGCATAATTGAAATAGTCTTCTTTTAACACTACCATTGCCGATATCACGTCCCTTTTTTAAGTTCTCGGGGTAATTTACATATAATGTATCAGGGTTGCAACCCATATGAGCAGCAACTTCAGCAACAGTAAAGCCTTTCGAAGACATCTCTTCTATTGCTTTGGTATCCAATTGCAATTTAATTCCAAATGGTCTGCCAAGTTTTTTCTTAATTTCTTTTTTCATACTTATAATAACTTATACTTGTTTTTAGGTATAACTAGATATAACTAATTTATCTATCTCAAATTTATTATATCATAGTCAAATAGTTTTTAGATATTGCATTAAATGTTCATAAAAGATTAGAGTATATTCTTTTCAATTCTAAAAGGATTAATATGTCAGATTATAATTGTATTGAACTTGGTGTAGACATAAAAAGAGCAATTCATAAAGCCTATGAACGCGGTGATAATATACAGACTATCGCTTATGTATTGCTTGTTAAAGGTTTAGCTATAATTGAATGTCATTATCAAGGGGAAAAAACTTGGCAAGAACATGCTAGACATGCTATTGAATTATTTATAGAAGCACAAGAAGAAAGACTAAAAGAAGGGAATTAAAACCCCTTCTTTTCCAATATCTCTCTCATGGCTACTACAGCATCAGCTATAGTCTTTAGGTGCCAGGAAATCGATTTAAGGCTGTATTCTAG